TACAACCACATGAAGAGAGCTAAAGATCCTGAGAACATCTATCTTAGGAAGTCTAACATCATGTTGATAGGTTCTACTGGTACAGGTAAGACGTTGTTTGCTCAGACCATAGCCAAGGCTGTTGATATACCATTAGCTATTGCTGATGCTACGTCATTGACGGAGGCAGGGTATGTTGGTGATGACGTTGAAACAATACTTGAAAGACTTCTTGATGAGTGTGATCATGATGTTAAGAAGGCAGAGCGAGGTATCATCTACATCGATGAGATCGATAAGGTGTGTGCCAGAGCCGACTCAGGTGGTAAGCGTGACATATCAGGGGCAGGGGTGCAACATGCACTGCTCAAACTAATAGAGGGTACGATTGCTACTGTTAAGATTGGATCAGGCAACCAACAAAGGAAGGTTAAGGTTGATACATCTAACATCTTGTTCATTGTAGGGGGTGCGTTCAGTGGTATAGATAAGATAGCAAGTGCAAGGATCAATGGGAAGGGTAACTCAATAGGCTTTGGTGCTGATCTATCAAGCATTGATGAAGACAAACAAACACCTATGTGTGATACATCTCTTGAAGATCTTAAATCATATGGTATGATACCTGAACTACTAGGTAGGATACCTGTGTTAGCTAAGCTTAATCCATTAGATGTTAATGCGTTGAAGAGGATCTTGACTGAACCTAAGAACGCTATCGTTAAACACTATGAGGAGTTGTTTGCCTTAGATGGTACGTCTCTGAGAATATCAGATGAAGCATTAACTAAGATAGCTGAGGAAGCTATTGAGAATGGAACAGGGGCTAGGGGATTACAATCTATAATGGAACGTGACCTACTAGATTATATGTTTGAAGCTGAAGAGAATGTAGAGATAGACTTATGATTACAATACAGCATGTACAAGATGAAGATATGAAACCGTATGGCAACGTGGCTTCTGTTACGTTTGAGATTGATGACGCTGAGTCTACTATAGATGATCTACTTCAAGCCTTCGATTACTTTATTAAATCTATTGGGTATCACCCCGAAGGATGCTTGGAGTATGTTGTTGAGGAGGAGTACGACATAGAGTATACACCATCAGTCATGAATGAAAGGTTTGCCTCCACCATAGGAGTATATTAATGTTAAGATTTTACGACTTCAAAGGTAATGTCATATTTTTTAATTTCAACAACATCACTATGGTAAAAGAAATACAGGAGGGGAAACACATAGGAGGAACCCGTGTGTATGTTAAGGGGAATAAGAAGCCTTGGTTGGTTGACTTCCCAATAGAAAAATCTGCTGCCCTTATTAACAGGAGCATAGCATGAGTGTAGATAACACCTTCATGGACAAGCTGGGTGATAAGAGCTGGGATGAGGCAGTAGACGAGTTCGGAACACAGCTTGAATCTGCTGTCGATGCCGCTCTCAACGTACTACCTCCAGCTTTAGTGCTAGGTATGATTGAATCATTTAAGATTGGTATGTTGTATGAGGTTGAAGAAGAGGATTAGTCTTCAGTAGGAACGGGGGAGCTGTACAACCATACGATTCCCCCGTCCTCATCTTCATGTTTGTATACAGCATATTGATCAGGTTCATTCTCATCCAAGTACTCTATCAAGTCTTGATGTGTATCAAAAGGTATATTATACACACTCATAATCTCTCCTTATTTAAAAACCCAAAGAACTATACCAACAACAATACCAGCTACCCAGTAATACTTTCTATACTTAGGTTGTTCATCTTTATGCAGGTCAGTAGCAGCCTCAACATGATTGAGTGCAGCTATTACACCACCTGTTTGCCTAAAGAATATGTTTACCAATGGTCCACATGCTAAGAAAGCTAGAGCTATAGGCCACTGCATATAGAAAGCAAACCATGTCACACCCCAGTATAGGTTGTCAAAGAAGTTAGACGCAAACCCTATCCATATACCCTTAGCGAGCTTAGCTGAAGCCGGCTCTTGCCCCTCATCAAAACTCTTCTTGAACGAAGGCCACCATAGGTAGGCCACCTCTACACAATAGCATAGGAATGGTATAGTTAAAGCTATACTAATCACTGTGCTTACATCTGCCCAGATACTTGACTCATCCATTATTTCTTATCCTTATTCATACCAATCAAATGTTCATAATGAAACTGCTCCATAGCGGTCAGCCTCCCCTTAAACTCACCGAGAGTTTCCTTTATCTCAGCCCGTTCCTCTGCATCACCAAGCCTTGAATGCTCACATGACTTACGATCTTTATACAGGAGTCGTACTGCATACGTTAGACCGATAAGGACTAGGGCTAGCATACCCACTATGCCTAGCTTTTCTATACTACCTGCTGCTTCTATTAGAGCGTTCATTTGGGGACACCTGCGACATCAGCACTGCCAAGGGGTAGCTCTGCGCTAACCTCTGAGAAGTTCTTTATCAGACCGGAGTAAAACATCTCCTTAGCCACCCTGTTATCCATACCTGCTGTCTTCTTACCATCATCATTACGTCTAAGTTCTTTAGCAAATGCCTTTACATCTTTATCATTCGCTGCTTTAATGACAGACTTAAACTTAGCAGCACCAGAGCCTCCTATGTTGTAAGCCAAAGAGGTTAGGGCTTGTTGATAGCCACTGTCTATGTCATCCCAAGTAACGCCTAACTTTTTAAGTTCAGCATCCCATCCTTTCTTCCTCGCAACACCTACCTTCTCAGCCATGTCTGCTTCTAAGATAGTAGCTTTATTGTCAGCAGTTAATGATATGTAAGTACCATCTTCATTCTTAAACTTAACCCCATGTATAGTACCTGCGGTGTCCTCATCAGATGTAACCTTATGACCATACCCTACATCCTTAGACTTAACTTCATAGTCCTTCTCTCGTGCATCCTTTGTATCTACAGGTGTATCACCATGATCTGACTCAGCATATTTACCAATGTCTAAGTAGAATTGATTGGTTGAAGTCTCAACTGTCGTAGCCGGTACTTCACCCACCTTCTTGAGCTTAGGTGTAGCCGCTGGGACTTCACCTATCTTAGTTAGCCCCCCGCTCGGAGCAGGTGGGACATCGCCCACCCTCTTTAAGTTCCTATCTACACCACCAAGTTTCGACATTACTGAATCACCTCTCCTACTACTGTGAATTGATTACCATCTTCATCTTCATAGACACCATCTTCTAATCCAGATACATCAGGCTGGTTCTCTTGACGTGCTGCATTAGCTCGTGAGATAGGACTGCTACTCTGGGCTTTAACAGCCTCTCGCTCAGGCTGTGCCAATGTAAGCTCACTTAGATCCTTCATATCAGCTAATCCAAACTTACTATACTCAATGTATGTTCCAACAAGAGCATCTATTTGCTTTTGCATACTTGAGATGCCTGAACCCTGTCCTCTTGAAGCAATACCCTTGCTGAACCGGACCTGCTGTACAACAGGAATACCATCTTCACCCATGATAATGTTAATGTCTTCTCGTCGTGAGTCTGTAACAACACGGGCAAGCTGTGCTCTTAACACCTGTGCTACCTGTGCTTTAGAATCTCTTTCATTGCCGTTAGGTTTCTTAGACTCTACACTTATTTTCCTAGCCTTAGTTCCGAAGGATATGATTGACTCAGTAAACTTAGTAGTATCTTCTAAGTTAACACCAGCTCTATACTTATCAACCTCTGATAGCATAGCATCAAACGCCGGCTTATCCTCAACAGTTACGTTGTCTATAGCCATAGATCCTGTAAGAACAAGAAGCTCTGGGTTAACTAATCCTTTATCTACCATGTCAGCTACAGATACATCACCGGTGAACTGCCATACAAGCTGATCAACTGCTGCTTGTTGCATCATCTCAATAGGTAAGCCTGTCTGTAATGATTCAAGGTTCTTAACGAATGCAGGATCAAGCATCTTCTCTGCTGTGATCTGACCACCTACACCACTGCTACCACCACTTGTGAAAGCAGCATTAGCTGATGCAGACATAGGTTTGTTAATCTCTATTAGGGTTTGCTTGAGCTTTAATGCTTTATCTAGCTGCTCACCTGCACCGAATGTTTCCATCTGGTTAGGCACAGTCTCTAAGTAATACTTACGTTCCGTATCTAAATCATCCTTCATCTTCTGAATAACAGCACCATCTAAACGCTCACCATTAGCTCTTGCTTCAGCTACACGTTTATTGAACAACCCTTCCATCTGACTAAGTGAAGATTGAGCAGCCAATAGGTAGTTGTTCTTATGTACATCAGTCATCACACCCGCATTACCCTTAACAGCAGTGAGTAAACCGCCCACAGAGTTGGTGTTAATAGCAGATGATAGATTAGCAATGCTACCTTGTAGCTTAGTAATACTCTGAGCACCCTGTTGCACCTTCTGCTGTACAAAAGCCTGATTACCTAGCAACTGTCCCTTCTCTTGAATACCCCAATTACCTTTACCATGGATCTGATCCAACTGTGCAGCCTGTTGTGCATCCTGTGCCTTCTCAGGCTCTTGGAACGTAGCAATACCACTACCAAAGATCGAGTTGATCTCAGGCTGTAGTGATAGGTTGCCTACGTTTGATAGGCTCTGCTTCCACATAGCATTATAACGTGTGTTATAAGCTGTCTCATTCAACAGCCCACTCTTACGCGCTCTATCTAGCTTACTCTTCTGCTCTGATAAGGAGTCAAGTGTTATCTTCTCCTCTTCAGTTACAAGGTCATCACTATAGATGTTAGCAATCTGTCCTGTAACATCAGCTTCTTCAGCTAGAAGGTTAGCTCTCTCATCTTTTAAATTAAGAATAGAAGTAGTAGCCTCACCAATAGCTTGGCCCTTCTGGACCACTGCCTGCTCTGCTCTGTCAGACTTTAAGCTACGGCTCAGGTTAGTCACAGCATCGGCTATACCACCGATACCTGTGGCCACAGGATCTCTACCCTGCGTACCCCGTTCGGGGCGCAGTGAACGAATATCCGGTTCATCTAAAAATTTAGGCATTACTTATCCTCGTTAGTATTTAATAGAGTTCCAGTTGACAATGGCATAACACCACCGTTACCTAGATAATGTTTTGTAAAGGCTGAAGCCTCTCTTCCGAATGCAGACTTACCCTCATAGACACTCTTGTTAAAGTTCTCTAAGATTTTTGTACCTGCTTCAGTGTTCTCATATGGTCCCATGATAGCAGCACGTTGCTTACGGTATAGTTCTACATTACCAGACCTCATGAAACTATTATAGATGTGTTGGAGGTCATCCTTCACAGCTCTCATCTCATTCTTGTTTGCTGTATTGTAGTCGTATGCTTTCCATAACGCAGATTCTTTATCAGTCTCGAAACCAAAGGCTCTTGCTAGGTTTGTTTGCCAATTAGCACCAAGCTCTTCAGTTGTCATCATGACAGTACCACGTTTGCTACGTAATCCCATGCCATAGTACTCAGCATAGAATGCCTTACGTGCATTACTCCATGTAGATGTCATACCAGCTAAGCCATCAACAACTCCTAACAACTCATGGCCTAAAACAGCAGGCGATGGGTGTGTCATGATGTTCTTAGCAGCTTCAAACATACCAATAGCAGCATCTCCACCACGCATCAGAGTATTACCACCAGCACCTAGTGCTATCTTAGAAATCTCAGCAGCAGAATCAACAGGATTCCCTGAGAAATGGTCATAGAAAGCACCGATAATTGTAGCAGCAATGTTATCATCTACACCAGCAAGTAAGTTACCACTCTCTGAGAAGTTGTTC